GTGCGCTGAAGTCTGCGCCGTCATATGCAGTCTCAATTTTCACATAGTTGAAGCCGTTATGTTTTTTGGTGACTGTTTTTGTAACGGGTGGGATGTAGTAAGTTTCCATTTTCGTTCTCGCTTCGTTGTTTCGTTTCAGTAGGTATATAATAGACCTTACTAATTAGTTTGTAAAGTTTTATTTGAAGTTAATTGCAATTAGTCATCGGGGCGCAAGGGGCGCAAGGGGCGCAAAGTTTCTTCTATAGCTCCCCTTAGCTGTAAAATATATATATACCCCCTTTATTTATTTCTCTATTCTCTCTCCTACTTTTACCTATTATTGCACCCTTTGAACCCTAAGTAATAATAATATATATAAATCAAAGGGTTAAGTAGGGGCGCAAAGAGGGGCGCAAAGACAAAAAGGGCGCAATCTTTGCGCCCCAAATGGTGTTTTTTGGAAAATATTAAAAAATTGGCTTCAAAAACCGACGTCGTGAAAATCTTTCACCAATTTCTTGATGTCAGACTCCGCGCCCCTAAACCACACATAATGATACCTCCCGTTACTGCTTGTTTTCACCCTTCGACCCTCGATTTGCTCATAACCCATGTCCAAAAGTATGGCTGACAGCGCTCTTTTTTGCGGTATTTCTTGGTCTTCTAACATGCACAATTCGTTCAAATAAGTTATGTCTAGGACATCATTATTGATAACTGCACACTCATGCTGATTGATTGCATCTTCAAGCGCCAACCTGTCGGGCGATATTGCAACACCCATCATTTTAGCTCTAGCCTCTGTCGCTGGCGCACGTCCAACAGGGTTGAAATCGGCGCTTATTTTGTACTCAGTTAAGAACTTAGTAATGACGTCCGCTCGTCGTTCTGTCTCATCAAACAGCTTAGCGAAGTATTCCGACGCACCCTGTTCGCCGCCAAGCTCTGCGAATAACTGTTCTTCAGACTGTACACGCGAGAACAATATGCAATAGCGCCTATCACCTTCACTGAGTGGTATAGCATCCTTATGGTTGGTCAACAGTAGATAATTGGTAAAGTTTGGGACAGTGCGGTGATCGCGTCCCTTCTCTTCAATCTGAATTGTTTTGTTAGATATGAAGGGTTTGAGTCTGTCCAACACTTCATATTTGTTTGTCCCACTGATCCGTATTTCCTCAACAGCAACGACTAACGCCCCATGCGCCCAGCCAGTGAACCTACCTGCTATAGCTGTGGGGTCTAAGTTCCTAACGTGGCCACCCATCACCGCTTGCAACAAGTTAACAAAGTAACTTTTACCTGAACCTTGTGTACCTTGGAGCAACAACGCCCAGTTGATACGCTGGCCGGGGTGCTGAACAACATACGCCAGCCAATCCAAAAGGATCCCCTGTTCCCGCTCATCTGACAACGTGAAGCGGATATGCGCCAGCAACATGTCAACGACTAACGCCCCATCTTCGTCTATCTCATCGCAAGGGATACATCCGCCCGCTTTGTACGTGTTCAGCATGTTCATACCGTCGTGGCTAAACGTTAGCGCTGCGCCCGGCCAGAACATCGTGTCAACAACTGTATCAATACTATAGTCAACGAGCGCCATACTTGAGGCGCATTTCTCAGCCATTAAGCAATCAATTTGGCGGTCAAATTTAGCGTTAAACGCTTCTCTTTTAATGGTATAATTCAGCTCGGTGTTTGCAAATTCACATAGCTTTTCAATGTATACCCAGTCGCCAATCCAGTCGGGCCGATCAATCTCATCATTGTTCGGCCTTTCTTTTTTCATCGGCATCAACGCCCGTTTAATCTCAGTCTTAGTCAATCCCAAATCAGCGCCCACACTCGCGGCAACAGTTGCGGCGAGCATCGCCCTTAAATCGTCAGGCAATACTGTCTTATTAACCGCCTTGACCTCGGCCTTGAACGTCAAGTAACTTTCTTTGTCTGTAACTTCAATCGCCTTATCTTCTAGCGTCCTGACTGTCTCAGCGTGTACAGCGCAACGCCCACCTGCACGATGTATGACATGGGCGAACGTGATCGGATTGGCGCGACTACCCCCGAAGCTCTTCCATTTGGCTCTCAGTTCGTCCTCGTCGTAGCTGTCGCTACACTGTGACCACTTGGCCCAAAGTCTTAGCCCTTTCTTCTCACCTTGGAATTGATGAAAGCAAGCCATACCTACTTTCAGCCAAGCGTCGTAACTGTTAACGTCACCTTCAACGGCTTTCAGGTAAGTTGCAATGTCCTCATCGCTCAAATCATCAAGCGGCTGTGCTGCGATTGCGCTAAGTAGGTCATCGCTGTCATCATCGCGGCTGATGCCTTGCAGGGCATCAATGGCTAGTGCTGGCAGTTCGGGCCATTCCTCATCACATAGCGCGCCGGGTAAACCCGTCAACGTCATGTCCTCGTAACGCTCCCCACTTGCGATCCAACCTTTACCACTTGTACGAGTGTCGAACCCTTCAACGTCCAACAAGTCCGAGCCTTGTCGAATGACTACGCCACCGGGTAAAGCGAATGCGTAATGCTGACCGCCGGAAGGGGTCTCTTGTACGTGCGCCAATTCCCAATCAAGTGAACAGCCCAATGCCTCGTCTATTGCATCAGTCGTAACGCCTTTATATGTGTCTACATCAATCAGAACTATGCCATCAGGGATGATTACGCCGATGTTCTTGGCGTGTTCCATCTCTTGCTCGGTGCTCTCGTATGTGTGCCAGTCCTGCCCCTTGGGTATCGCAGGGTGTTTGTTCCACTTGTCTTTTTTACTGTCGTAGACAAGATTGATCGGGAAAGCTTTAATCGTTTGCATCTGCGTAACCACCTATTAAATCAACAGCTTTAAATTTACCGCCTGTTATCATTTCAATCTCTATTGCTCTGCGCGGCGGGATGCCTACCGACTTCCATTGGCTCACCGCCGCAGGGTCTACTTTTAGCGCCTTGGCTAACAGTTCCTGATTACCAAAATGTTCTATTAACTTTTCCACTGTTTATTCCTCTTTCTGTTTGTTGGCTATAATTCTTGCGTATTCTCTGCCCATACTGTCACAACTCGTATTATGAAAAAAGTTGCAATAGGGGCATTTGTACGGCCTTTGTGCCGTGTACCTCCGCACCTTCAAATACGCTTTAGCGTCTTTGCGACAGCTAAATGTTAACTTCTTACATATAGTGATCATGTAAAACATCCTTTTATAATTAATCCAGTGTTGAGTGTAGCTTATTGCTTCAGGTTAAGCTACACTCATGTTTCTTAAATAACTAAACGGTAAAATTACAATGTCATTAGAAACTAAAATCGAAACCCTCACCGCAGCTATCAACGCCTTGAACGCCAACATGGACAAGCTGCTTAATGTGCCTGTTGTGAGTGATCCAAAGAAAGCAGCTGAGGTACTAGAGCAGCACATGCCCAAAGAAGAAGCCGAGCAAGCGCCGCAGATGAGCCACAAAGACCTACAGGACTTCATCATGGGCTTTGTGCGCGAAGATATGAAGCGTAAGCCGAAGATCAAAGCACTACTAGCCAAACACTCAGCAAGCAAAGTCACCGACCTTGATGTCAGCAAGCTTGCGGACTTTAAAGCCGAGTTGATAGCGCTATGAGGGTTCGCAGAAAGAACGCAAAGCGCTGGACTAAAGGCTACACCGGCGTAAACCGTTTAGCGCCAGATGGGTACATGATGCCCCCTCCCAAAAGCAAAAGGTGCTCCGTATGACAGCTCACGCAAAACTATCAGCCAGCGGCTCAGCCCGTTGGCTCAACTGCCCCGGTAGCGTCAACGCCGAAAAGGGTATAAAAGACAAATCATCATTTTTTGCCGCTGAGGGTACAGCCGCACACGCTTTGGGGGAACACTGCTTAGTCAACAATGTAACTGCTGATAGTCAAATAGGGCTGACGTTTGAGGGTTTTGTTGTCGATAATTATATGGCTGAATTTGTACAGTCCTATGTTGATTATGTGCGACAGTTCACAGGCGAACATCTTTACGAAGTGCGAGTCGACTTCAGCCCTTGGGTGCCTGAGGGCTTTGGTACTTGCGATGCGATGGTTATACAATCAGATGGAATACTTCGCGTCATTGACCTCAAATACGGGCAAGGCTTGCGCGTAGATGCTGAGGACAATACACAGGCTATGCTGTACGCTTTGGGCGCATATGAGGACTTCGGGTCTATCTACGACATAGACACTATAGAGATCACCATCCACCAGCCAAGATTAGATCACGTTAGCGAATGGATGATCACCGTCAACGACCTGTTGACATGGGGCGAAGAAGTAAAGCGTAAAGCGGCTGAATGTTTGAAGCCAGACGCACCGCGCAACGCCAGCGACAAAGCTTGTCAGTGGTGCAAAGCAAAGCCGACCTGCCCAGCGCTCAAGACGTTAACCGAGACAGCTATCATCAGAATGTTTGACGATGTAGACGCCGCGACAATGCCCCTCACTGACACGCTAACAGACGAGCAGCTTAAACAGGCGTTACAACATAAGAAACTGATCACCGGCTGGCTTGACTCCGTAGAGGCGCATATTGTTGAGCGTCTCACCGAGGGTCAAGACTTTGACGGTTTTAAGATTGTCGAAGGTCGTAGCATTAGGAAGTGGGCCGATGAGACTGGTGCGGCTATCTTATTAGAGAAAAAGTATAGCGAGGATGAGCTATACAAAAAATCGCTCATATCTGTTAGCCAAGCTGAAAAGCTAGTTGGGAAGAAAGAAACTGCCATGTTAAGTGACTGGATAGTCAAGCCACCGGGTAAACCTACGCTTGCACTTAATGAGGATAAGCGCCCCGCAATCAATTTACAAGAAAGTGATTTTGACGCTTGCTAACAGCTCAGCATTAAGCTAAGCTTATCCCGTTCAATGTTGAACACTAAACTAAACTTTAAAAGGTATAAATATAATGGCAAAGATCAAACTTAACAATGTTCGTCTCTCCTTCCCTTCTTTATTTCAACGCGCAAGCTTTCAGGGTGATTCTGGCAAGTTTGAAGCAACGTTTTTATTGAATAAAGAAGATCACGCCACTGTCATCAAAGAAATACACGCCGCGATAAAATCCGGCATTGCTTCTAATCTAAAAGGTGCAAAGATACCTGCTGATAAGTTGTGTTTTAAAGACGGTGACGACTTTGAGTATGACGGTTATGCAGGGGCGATGAGTTTTAAAGCATCTAATAATAAACGCCCTATGGTTATCGACAAAGACAAAAGCCCACTGGCTGAAGATGACGGCAAGCCTTATGCTGGTTGTTATGTGAATGCTGTTGTTGAGCTTTGGTTCCAGAACAACAACTATGGTAAACGCGTCAACGCTAATCTGTTAGGTGTTCAATTCTTAAAAGATGGCGAACCCTTCGGCGGAGACGGATCAAGCGCATCGAATGACGACTTTGACGTTTTTGATGATGACGATGACGGTTTCATGGATTAAGATGTACTAGGCTTTAGCCGCCTACGGGCGGTTTTTTCATAATATTAAATAGGCTACCCCTATGAATTTGATTACGATAGACGTTGAAATATACAAAAATTACTTCCTCCTTTCTGCCTTAAACTCCGCAAACGGTAAAGTCAAACACTTTGAACTATACCCCGGCAAACCCTTAAACAAACCCGCGTTGGCTAAGTTGATGTATGACAATACAACGCTGAGCTTTAATGGCAACAACTTCGATTTACCTATTATCACCGCGGCTCTTGCAGGCTGGCCAGTTGAGAGGCTCAAAAAGCTATGCGATACGATTATACAAAGCAACGCACCGGCTTGGGTGGTGTGTCGCGATTATAAGTTAAAAATACCTGAACAATGGGATCACATTGACATCATAGAAGTTGCGCCCGGCATGGTGAGCCTAAAAGTTTACGGCGGACGCTTACACGCGCCGACTATCCAAGACCTACCCATTGAGCCGTCAGCGCTTATCTCCCCCGATGAACGCGCAACGCTACGTGATTACTGTATAAATGATTTGCAAACCACCTATGACCTTTACAAGTCGTTGGAGAAGCAAGTTGACCTACGTGTCTCAATGTCTGAGCAATACGGCGTAGATTTACGCTCTAAATCAGATGCTCAAATCGCTGAGACGGTTATTAAATCGGAGCTGCACAAAAAGACGGGTAAGCAGTACCGCAAACCTGAACTACCTGACGGCGCAACGTTTAAATATCAAGACCCGCATATTATTGAGTTCCAGACCGAAAAATTGAAAGCTGTATTTGAGCAAGTGCTGGGGATCCGCTTTGGGCTTGGTGGTAATGGTGCGGTTAAGATGCCGCCTGAACTCGCAAAGAGTAAGATTAAGATCGGGCAAGCTGAGTACAGCATGGGTATCGGCGGTTTGCACAGTTGCGAAAAGTCCCAGCTTGTTAGCGCTGGCAAAGGTGAGCACTTAATTGATGTAGATGTTGCCAGTTATTACCCTAACATCATCTTACAACAAGCCCTTGCCCCGAAAAGCATGGGTGCACCATTCTTAAAAGTCTATCAATCTATTGTTGACAGGCGCATCAAAGCAAAGCATTCAGGCGACAAGGTGACAGCCAACACGCTTAAAATCGTAGTGAATGGGTCATTCGGTAAGCTGGGTTCTAAATGGTCAGCGTTGTACGCGCCTGAACTAATGTTACAGACTACCATTACCGGGCAGCTTGCGCTGTTGATGCTGATCGAAGCGTTTGAACTGGCAGGTCTGCGCGTGTACAGCGCAAATACTGACGGCGTAGTTGTTAAGTGTAAAGCGGATCAAGTTGACACTATGCGTAACATCTGTTTTGACTGGATGCTGTCAACGTCATACGAGCTAGAAGAGACGCACTACAAAGCGCTGGCTAGTCGCGATGTTAATAACTATGTCGCTGTAACTACTGACGGGGAGCTGAAGAGAAAAGGCGTGTTCGCGTCGGGAGGCTTAGCTAAGAATCCTGATTGTAACATCTGTTTTACTGCTGTTGGTGAACTGCTGGCGAACGGTACGCCGATACGTGAAACGATTGTTAACTGCAAAGACGTTACGCAGTTTGTGACTGTTCGCAAAGTGACAGGCGGCGCTGTTTGGTGTGATGAGTATTTAGGTAAAGCCGTGCGGTTTTACTACAGCAAAGACATTGATTTAAACGTAACTATTGATTATGTGAAAAACGGGAACAAGGTGCCTAAGTCGGACGGATCCAAACCGTTGATGGCGTTACCCGTCACGCTACCAGCTGATATTGATTACAAGCGATACATAACAATGGCTGAGGATTTATTAAAAGGTGTTGGCTATGCGTGAATCTACTATTGAAACCCATTGCAGCAAATGGGCGAAGGGTAACGGTTGGCTAGGTTTTAAGTTCTCAAGCCCTCAGCAAAGAGGCGTACCAGATCGGCTTTACATCAAAGACGGCGCAACGGTATACGTTGAGTTTAAAGCACCGGGCAAGCTTCCAACCAAGTACCAGCTTCACACAATTGCGAAGATGCGAGCCAAGGGCGCAACTGTTCACGTCATAGACGATTTAAAGGATTTTATAAATGTTATGTCGTAATGACTTACACGAATATCAGCGCAGAGGCGTTGATTTTATCAAAGATAAAAAGCGCGTTTTCATGTTACTTGGGCTCGGACTTGGCAAGACGGTTACAACGTTAACCGCTATCAGTGACTTGATAGACGGATTTGCAATCAACAAGGTTTTAGTCATTGCGCCGCTGCGTGTCGCCAATAGCGTCTGGCCGTCCGAAGTGGCTAACTGGGCGCACTTAGAACATCTAAAGGTTAACGTCGCAACGGGTAGCGAAAAGGCGCGTATTTCTGCGCTCAGCTCGTCTTGTGACATTGTGACCATCAACCGCGAAAACATTAAATGGCTGGTGCTGTTCTACGGTAAAGCGTGGCCTTTTGATTGCGTTGTTGTCGATGAGTCGAGCAGTTTTAAAAGTAGCGCTTCTCAGCGCTTTAAGGCTATCAAAAAGGTGTTACCTGCAACTGATTACGTGATCGCTTTAACGGGTACGCCATCACCTAACGGCTTGCTCGATTTGTGGAGCCAAGTGTATATGCTGGATTTCGGGGCGGCCCTTGGTCGCACAATGACAGACTACAAGCGCCGCTTTTTTGAGTCTGATTACATGGGGTATAAGTTTACGCCTAAAAGCGGATCCACCGAAAAGATACACGATTTAATTCGACCCTTTACCTTGTCGATGAGCGCCGAAGATTATCTTGATGTTCCCGCACGTATAGACAACTCAATACACATCAACCTACCCTCTAAGATACAAGCGCAATACAAAGAGTTTGAGCGTGACTTGATACTGGAAGTGCAAGAGAACGAACTAGAAGCGCCAAGCGCTGCTGTGTTGGCTAACAAGTTACTCCAATGGTGCAACGGCGCAACGTACACAGACGAGCACAAGAATTGGATCACGTTACACGATGAGAAGTTAAAAGCACTGGCTGAGCTAGTCGAAGAGAACAGCGGCGAGAATATGCTGGTAGCTTACAACTATAAAACCGACCTGATACGACTACAGAAACAATTTCCCGATGCCGTTGTGCTCGATAAGCAGCAAAGCACTATCGACAATTGGAACGCTGGGCAAATACCCATGCTGCTAGCGCATCCTGCTAGTGCTGGACATGGTCTAAACTTACAGCATGGGGGTTCGATGCTCGTCTGGTTCGGCCTCAACTGGTCGCTAGAGCTATACCAACAGTTTAACGGACGATTGCATAGACAAGGGCAAACTACTAAACCTGTGCGCGTTGTTCACATC